TATTAATTAATGTAGATGTTAGAGTTTTAACTCTAATATTCAATGAATCTAACATATAACCTGGAATAAACTCTTCTGGAGCATGACTATTATAAACATCTAAATAGCCAGCACCGTCAGTTATCATATCTTCAGTTCTAATTCCCAATTGTGCATCATTGTAAAAGCCAAATAATACACTATCTAATGCTTGCGAACCATAGATATCAATTAGACCATTCTCATCAAATGTTCTTGTATCGTAAGTGATTTGCTCGTACAACTGAAAACCATATCCAGGATTTTGATCATATTCTGGTCCAATGACATTTACACCCGGATATTCTAAACCAGTCATTAACTGAGCAAGTTCTTTGCCGGGCATGCCACTCTTTGGCGAATAATAAGCCCACACTCTACTAGCAGCGTCATCAAAATATCCGCCAGGGTACATGCCAAGATCATAAACTCTAACTAGTCCTACTTCATTGAAAACAGTGTTGCTTTCATAATCTACAACAGCTACTTTGTAAGCAGCATTGTTGTGACTTATTATAGTATTAATAGGATAAGCAGTTTTAGGTTGCCAATCTACACTATGAGTTACAGTGATGTCATTGTTGTATTGAAAATACTTTCCACTCGTAAAATCTGTTAAAGCAACATATGGAACTTTGTTATAAACAACTATTGTATCTTTAGCATACTTTTTATTAGGTTCCCAAACTTTAATATTAAATTCTATTAAATTGTCTAAAGTAAAAGTTGCTCCAGTTGTTAGAGTTTCTGTTACTTCTGTAACTGTTCCTACACTGCTTAATGCCAATCTATATAAATTATTGTTATAAATTAGCATGGAACTTACGTCATATGTAGTGTTTGGCTGCCAGTTTACAGTCAATGGTTCATATGTAAATCTATCAAATTTAATGGTAGTAGCAAAAGATCTAGGTTTACCCGATCCTACTCTGGCAACTAGTTTTGCTCCGCTGCCTTGAGCACTAATTACTTCTACTGTAGCATATGTATAATTCTTGCCGGGATTATCAATCACAACATCAGCAATAGCACCATTTCTAATGTAAGCAGTGGCTTTTGCACCTACGCCGTCACCTTTAATAACTAGCTTTACTTCTGATGTATAATTGTATCCAGTGCCGCCATTAAATATCTCAATAAATTCTATTCCATATTTGTGATCATAATACCAAGCACTATAAACATTGTTAGTAGGTATTGTTGGTTCTAAGAAAACAATTTCACCATCGACTTCACCTAGTTCTAAACCAAATGCAACAGCATCTAATTCATTGCCCAGCTGCGGCTGTCTATACTTTGATACAGCTTTATTATAATAAGCAGGCAAGTCAAAATCTACAGTGTCTAAGTTAGCTAGATCAAGCTTATCATAGCTGCTTAAATATTGTTTAATTTTAGTATGATAAGGTTTAACTTCGTTAATAAATTCTGTAACAATATTTTCTGGCTGTTTAATATAAACCGGAATTTGATCTAAGGATCTTACACGATGCTTAATATTAATCAAACTAGTTTTCATTAACCAGTCGTTGTTCTTAAATTGACTTACTATGTTGTCAATCAATGCAGAAACAACTTGTTTATAACTATCTCTCAATTCTTTATTTAGGATTTCAAAATTTATTATTTCAAAAATCTTTCTAAATTCTAAAGCATTGTCTTTTGCAAATCCAATAACTTCAAAACTTTGTGTATCAATTCCAAATCCAGATGTAATATTATTATACAATGTTGATTTAAATTGAATTGTAGCATTTTGTTGTGCAATTAATTCCAGTGTATTTTCTTTAATGTATACTATTTTCCAAAGACCATTAGCACCAAATTTAATCTTAACAACATCTCCAATGTTTATGTCACTTGATAATAATTCATATTCATAATTAATAATTTTATTAATTGGTGTTTTTTCTGAATAACCATCAGCATACCAATCTTTATATTCCCAATAATCATTGAGATCATACGATTGTGCTTGTACAATTTGCCAAATTCTAACTGTGGGATCATTTACATCAACAGTAAGTTCTCTAACTGTCCACCCGCCTGTGATGCTGTCATTTTCTACAACTACTTGATCTCCAATTTGATAAAAACCTTTGTTATAATATTCAAGTTCAGTGTCGTTTGTAACAGAGAAAACTATCGGATCTCCATTAACTGCTGGTATTGGTTCAAATTCTTGCAGTAGTGTTGTATCGCGTAACAAAGTAACAGGATATTTTATTAATGCAGCATTAACATTTTCTACCCAAATTTTTCTTCCAGCAAATCTATCTGCAAAAGTAGTTTGTCTAGGTTTAGTACCTAACCCATACTTTTCTTTTTCAGTTAATGAAGGATCAGGAACTAAACGACCTTGAGAGTCTTGCCCTGATAAACTATCATTAATTCTTTCTAGAAATTCAACTGCTACCCCTAAATCGCTGCCATCGTCAAACATGCTCCATTCTTCATGCACAGGGTTACTATCTCTATTTGTAGAAATAGTAATATGCAGTCTAGTGTCGCTGTTTATTATATCTTGGCAATTAAACAATGTTAACGCATTAGTTCCTATTAACGCAGCAAACGGTTCGTTTGAGTTTCTAGGATTACTAATCAATGATTGCAGTTGGATTGCTGAATTACGTTTCTGTAAATTGGCATTTAAGTTACTATTTCTAACCCAGAAATAATATTTTGTAGTTGCTTTTAAGCTTTTTTCATCTATTTCAACTTTAGCACTATAAACGTCATTTACAGTATATACAGGCCCATCCTTAAGATGGGTTTTTGCATAAATGCTTGGAGGTACATCACTTTCAATCCACTCATAAATGCTAATAAAGCTATTTGGGAAAGTTAACCCCCAGTTGTTTAAACGTTTGATTAAATCACCTTGATACCAATCTACATATCGAAGAGCATTAGTATCCCACCATAACTCGCCCACATGCTCCTTGCCCCAAGATTTCTTAGTGTCTAATGAAAAACTGTATGCATTTGGAGTAGTAGTGTAAATTGCAGGGTCGTAATTTACGATATATTTAATTTGTTCAGCTGCTGCTCTAACTGGTAATCCATGTTCAGGATCAATTATAGGCAACTCTGCAATTAATGACTTAGTATTATCATTGTACAAATATAGTCGTTCTACTCGTCTAGTGTCTATTGCCACGGGTGAGGAACGAATTACTTGCCAATTTGTTTCGCCAGTTTTATTATAGAAACTATAAACTGTTCCGGCACCTGTTATACTATGAAGAGCAGTAATCATCATCCAATTATCAGTTAACGCAATACCAGTAGCAAAGTTATCATTACTACGCAATGAGTTAGTTGACATGCCCTGTGTTAAAATATATTTGCCATGACTGCTTGCTGTTTCATTAAGTTCTGCTTGATATTCGTATAGGTATGCTTTACCGCTTCTTTTATTAACAACATCAATTTGAGTTGTATTACCGTCAAACGTTGTAGTTCCGTAATCAAATCTTATATTAATATTATTACTGGCAGTATTTGAACCGATTAATAATTTTCCTGAATCAGGTGTTAATACAATTTTACTACCAAAATCTGCGCTATATTCGTCACTGTTAGCTAAAATGGTTTGATCAAAATCAAAAATGATTAAGCCTAGTTCTTCCAATGCACTGTTATCAGTGGAAGTAATTTTTAACTTATCTCTTGCAATTTCACTGTTGGATTGTATTACAAGATTTAAATTATTATACGCTATAGCAGTGACACCTGGAATATTTGCATCATTAATGTTTTGTGCGGCACTGATACTAGTAGTACCTGTAAACACAACTTTAACACCATTTATTCTTATGCTTTTTCCAGGAGTAACCAATGGACGCTGTTTTGTCCCTGCAATATAACCGTAGAGTCTAGCAGTATTGATGTAACGATATACAGCACCATTACCGATGGTATTATTGTTATATCCAATAGCTCCTACAAATAAACTGCATGTAGTAGGACATATAGTAACATTATACCCAAATTTTAAATTAGTTTGTAATACTGGCGCTGTTTTTTCTTCTAACAATACAAAGTTATTAGATTCAATAGTAATAATACTTCCTATAATAGGAGTGTCATCTAATTCTAAATTACTTGTTATAGTGTAATTTTCGGTTAGTTCTCCGTTTACATAAACGTCTTCAAGAACAGGCACATTTTCTAATTCAAATGAATCTGTTTCACCGTCGGCAATAAATGTTTCAACTGATCTATGATATATGTAAGCTGCACCTGCATTTAGATATGTAGTACCAAATTCTGTTTTTGAAAGTTTAGGTGCACCAACAGCCAGTTGACTTCCGTCAACACTTAGACTCACGCTGAATCCAAACTCGCTTGCTGCTTCAGAATTTGTTACAGATTGAACGTATTGATACCAACTTTCATATGTAATTTCCATAATATCATTAAAACCAGGCGACGATGTTAATTTCACAACGTCGTCAGTTGGAACACCAAAAATAATTTCTGTTCCTAAAGTATAATCGATATAAGGAACCAGAAGTTTGCCATTTAATCTAACTTTAACATCGCCTGCTGTTAAACCTTGAGTTTGTGCGCTGGCAGGAATCTGTAGGTAATCTTGTCCTTGCAAATCGGCACTTACTACAGCAGTTTCAACTTCTTTATATTTGTATAGGTAAACAGTTGATACACCAGGAGCGCCAATAGCTATCCATTTTCCATCTTGACTTGCTGTAACTGATTTTCCAAATTCTGCATTTGAACTCAATCCATCTACATTAATAGCTTGTTTAACTCCAACTTGTTCGCTGGTAGTTGTTACTATATAAGCCAGTCCTAAGTTACCATTACTAGATGGTGCACCTACAACAGCTAAATCTAGATCATTATATTTTAAACTATAACCAAAGTTTGCTGCATGAGCATCATCTGGCATAATATTATCTATTACTTCCCAGCTAGTATCAATTATTTGTCTATAAACATAAACTGATCCACTAGTTTCTCTGCCGGGTGCGCCAACAATCATTATATCTTGTGTTGGTTTAACATCAATTCCTTGGCCAAAATTATCCGAGTCTTTAGCAAACACTGGAGTTAATGATTCATTTAATATCCATTTTCTAGTATTCTCAATGACTTCGTAATAATCTTCGTTTGGAACATACCAAATCTTATCACCGTTGCGCCATCCTTTTGCAGGAATGTTGCTTGCAATAGCAGTTTTACTTGCAAACTTAACTGAACGTAAGACATATAATTGTGCATCCATTTTTCCTGAACCGCTTGCAGTATTTGGATAAATTGGAACTCTAAAGATTCTATTTGCTACGTTGCTTATTCTATAAAACCCATTTAGATTAGTTTTGGCTTTATTACCTACCGTGCCATTTCTAATCATAACAATGTCAGTACTAGTTAATCCATGCGGAATGTTGCAGGTAAACTCTATTTCATTTCCAACTACTTGTGCTTCTTTAATTTTTACTACAGCTTCTTTTAAAGAAGTAATTCTATAGACATTCCAACTGTTGTCTTTATCAGCGCCTACCCAAATTCTACTACCTTCTCCAAGAATATTTGCTAGTCCACTAATGTTATTAATTTTAATGATATTAAGAACTGTAGTAGCAACTTCATCAATCAACACCGGTCCAGTTTGTCCAATAACTCTAGCGTGTTCGCTAGTTGCTGCAAATATATTTGGATCATAATTAGTAGGCTTTATCAACAGATCTTTTGGCTTAAATGAATTCCATAGATTGCTCTTAGTATCTTGACTATCAATTAATTCTATCACATAGGAGCCGTTTAATGGTTTAGCTTTATCTAAACTTAGCTCTATGTCATATTTTTGTGTAACACCACCATAGCTGCCTAATCTTATAGCCCATTGTTCGTCAATTTTAACATCGTTGTCAATGTAAGGAAGTTTTGTTCTTAAAAATGCATTTACTGCTGCTTGTGTACCCTTCTCTCTTATCATGCCTAAATAGAACTTGTGTTGACTAATATTGTCTAATCCCATATTAGTTAGATAATTTCGAGGCACAAACCCTGTAGAGTTTCTAGCAGCGTCATCTGCTGATCTATTAACATCAAATTTATCTACATCATAAAAATTTTCAAATTGTTGTGCATTAAATGCCGCATTTGGAATTAATTGATTTTCTAAAAGATCACCATTAATTTCATACCAGTCATTGAAAATAAATTTTGTATTGCCTGGAGTAAAACTTTTAGCTGCGTAATATAAATTTTTATGAAGGACAACTTCGCCTTTGTAATAATCCTTTACCGGCATCCATTGTTCCACTGGTCTGTGATTTACTAAGAATCCGGGAGCATATAAACTACCGTCCCATTGTCTAGTTTTAAAACCATTTAATTTTATTCTATATTGTCTATTACCTAAATTAGGTTCATATACTACATCATTGAAAACAGTAACATTATCAAATATTAAAGTATGCTCATATAGAACCACAGTGAAATCTATTAAATGAATACCTTTGCTAGTATCCCTTGTCATTAATTCGAAATGTGTGCCTTCTCTATATGTTACGTAATCTTTAGTTTGTAAAGATTTCCCTTCACTGTCAATTATTCTAGAATTATTAAAAGTATTTGTTAAATCGTCTACAATACCAAATTGACTATTAAATTTAATTTTAGTTCCTGCAGGAGATAAGCTGATTACTGTATTGTCATCCCATCCCTGTTCTAACCAATATAAGAATTCTTTAACAGCAAGATCCCAATTATTAGTAGAATTATTTTCTACATTATCAAAAATAAATCCTTGCGCTGTAAGATATGAACCATAGCTGACAAGAAAATCTACTACCTGTTGAGGAGTAGTAAAGCTATTACCGTAAGGTATTACTTGAATTGAATTGTCATCGTCATTAAAGATTTGAGCTGAACTCTCACTTATTTTAATAGTATTAAAATTGTTATTATAGCGACGAGGAAATATAGTAAAATATGGTTTAATTAAATCAAACCCATAAACTTTAAATACGCCAGATCCTTTTTGAATTACTACTGCACTATAATTTACAACACTAACAGGAGCACTCTTAGTAAGCACAACTTTATAATTTTCTTCAGGAATTAATACACCTGCGTTTGTACTGTTAGGACTTGCTTGATCTGCAATAACTTGTAAGTATTTCTTATCAGTGAAACCGCTTGTTTTATAAACTAAATTAAGTTTATAATTTTCAAAAATTTCATTAAAATTAATTTTTATATCAATACCTGAATCTGCTAGTCTATCTCTAATCCAAATATTACTACCTGGGACAAATTGATCTATATCAGTAACTAATAAATTAAATTTTCTTTTTCCAGTTTTTTTATTAATGATTTGATCTAATTCTGCAATTCTTGCTGTGTCTTTAGTGTTTAATGATAAACCGCAATACTCTGCTGGACTAGCCAATGCCCATGCTATCTGCACTGCAAAAGGATAATCGCTGCTACGTCTCCAAACAGTTTCTTGAGGACTTTGATCACCAAAACGCCAATTTTCTCCAGCTGTTTGTTGATTCCATTTACCCATTAAACAGTTAATTGGAGACAATAGATTTCCATATTCATCAACTGGAATGATTTTTAATAAGTTAGGTCGAACATATCTTTCATCTACATACTTGTCGATGCCGTTAAGATATATTAATCCTTTTTCCATATCTCCCCAAAGAACTAAGTTGTTTGAAGTATAAGGCAAGGGACCATAACGACCTTCCCACCAGTCTGGTTTTTGTGTATAACCTATCATCTCCCATGGATGAGTATGTGGTCTATCTGTGTCATAAAAATATTTGTAAATGCCTCTCCAGTAACCCGGAACGCTTTCGCCAAATAGTCGATCAATACCTTCAGCGTAATTAAAACTAAAAGGATCGTTTTGTTGTGTTATATTGTTTTCAAAAACATTAATGCCGTTAGTGCCGCTCCAACTTAAAAATGAATTACTTAATAATTGAGTCCATTCATTTAATGAATATGCAGTTTTTCTAAATGCTCCTGGTTCTATTTTTGCAAAATTTACAGATGATGTATTATCGTAGTCAACAGAAATGTTATTGTAAATTCTTTTTTCAAATTCTAAAATTACATTATCTCTGAAATCGCCAAATGCTATAGTTTTACTACCATCGTGGCCTTGAATTACATTAACAGTAGAACCAATGTATGTGTTATCTTCAAAGATTTCTGGTGTAAATTTTGGATACAATCCTATTTTAGTTGGTGTTACTGGAACCATGCATCCACGAGTATCAGTATATTCGTAAATGCTTAATACATCATCAATTTCAATTTCTAGACTATCAGTTAATGTAATGAAAGAACCATTATTAATATAATCTCTACCTAATAATAGTTGTTCATTATTTAGATATACTAAAATAGCCTTGTAACTGTCATTATCAATATCATATGGATTTATGAGATTAAATTTTCTATAATTTGTATCGTAAACTGTATAATTATTTTCAATAGAACGATTTATTCCATAAGGTATCATATTAGTAAAATAGAAAGCTTGATCATTACTACTATTAATGACAATTTCTTCCATTATGGTGTCTAATATAAAACGAGAATCATCATAATTTTCAAATTCCATAGTGCTTAATAGATAATAAAATCTATCTTTAAATCTAGAATAACTTTTTCTATTAAAGTCTATAGATTTAATAATATTGGTAGTATCATTATTAAACAATAATTGTGCAATATGAACGCCTGCACTATGTTGTAAAATTTTACCCGGCAAAATTTTATAATTAATATCACGTAAATTGTCATTGCCAAATTCATTGATCACTAAGTCTAAACTGTATTCAGACATTTCAATCAAGTGATTTCTAATTTGCCCTAATGTTAACGAATCAAAATTATAATTTTCACTGTTGTCAGTTAAATTTTTAGGTAAAGTATAATTTTCCTTAAGGCTTTGACTTACCCCGTAAATGTTGATTATCAAAACATCATTTTCATTTAAATCATTTGTTAAACTAATAATGGATTTATTTTGATTTGATAAAAGAACATAATCGGTATCTCTAACTAGTTCTTTCCCATTCACAAAAACAAACAAGTTTTTTTCTGTATAGCTATTGTTATAAACAATATCCAGTGGGAAATTATTCTTTCTAAATAAAGTAGCAACAAATTTTCTTTGAATGTATTGTTTAGAATAATCTTTTACTTTTACCCAATTATTTCTTAATTTGAATCCATTGTCTGCTATTTCATGAACGAATCCATTATTAATTAATACTGTTTTATCAGCATTAAGATAGCTATACGTGAATGTATCAGTATCATAATAATTTTCAAATTGAATATCACCAATATTGCCTACATTTTTATAACTTAATGTAAAGCCTAATTCTTTGTCAGCAGTTCCTGAAGATGAAATTTTATATCCAAACAATGAAGATCCGACAAAACTGCTACTGGGATAATAATTTAAGTCTCCAAAACTATTGCCATCTAAATCAAAAATATCAAACAAGGGATTTTGATTTAAACTAAATTTTTGTTGTGCAGGTACCCAATCGTTATTTTTCCAATAATAACTTTTATTTTGTCTATATACACCGCTTACTGCAACTACACCTTCTCCTTCTTGCATTTCATGCACTGGGATCAAATGAACTTGTATATTATCTGATTTAAACGTAATAACAGTCCCGCTTGGAACATCATCTGTCAGCGGATGATTAATAGTAATTGTATCTAATTCAGAATCGATAGCAGTAATAACGGTATTATCAGGAATATTTGTCCCAATAACTTTCATGTTAATTAACAAATCGTTTACTGTATTAAATTTCAATTTAGTTTTAGTAATACCAGCAAATGCGGTAGTAGATTTTTCTTTATCTTCTAAAGAATAAGGTTTAATATTTTTTACTTTGTAAATCTTATTTCTTGTATTTTCATAACGTTCTTCAGCAAAAATAACAAATGTATCATCTTCCAAAGCAACATTGTCGCTGTAATAGTTACCGTTGTTATCAATTAACACATAGGGACTAAACCCTTCAACTTGATTATTAACATTGGTAGTAAAAGTATCAATTAGTGTTACTGGTTGTACAAATCTACTTGCATGATTCCAAAGTTGTAAGTTTGCATCATATTCTATAATTGGTCTAATAGCTCTTAGATTATTATCCAATACAGCATTTCCAGTAGGGTTACCAAATGTTTCTGCATATCGTATTACATCTTCATGAAACCATCTATTAGTTCTACTCCAAGCGTTCCCATCAACGCTAGCACGATTAATAACAATATAGTCTTTTCTTAAAGGAGCATTTAAACTAACATCATAATTTAAAGTATCATATGGTTCAGCTGGATCACTATATCCGTTACCTAAATTAGGATTGTTTGGGTCTGGAGTAATTAAATTAGCATATGGTACTAGTACAATATTTTTACCTACACCTTCTATAATATATTCATTGCCTTCATAATACTCGGGAATAGTTTTGCTAGTAAATTTAATCTTTAGACCGTTTGTGAATACAACACCATTGGGACTTGTATAATTTTGTCTACCCAAAATAGTATTAACGTCTATTTTACTAACTGGTCCTTGATCTACTAATTTAATAATACCAAATACATCAGGGTCAACACCATCTTGATAATAAAGAGTATCTAAAGGAGCTGTAATATTTGGCACTTTTGTAATGTTTAACAATGAGTCTTTAAGAATAAATGTATGTCCGTACTCGACACCTTCGCCAACAAATATTCTTGTATTAGCGGGCCAATCTTTAACATATGATAATTCAATAGTACCATCAACATTAGATATTTGCCAGATGCCTTTTCTTTTTTCAGCTTCAACATCTAGCCACTTGTCATCTTCTTCATTTATTAAAATGATAGATTTTGTTTCAAATGACTTATTACCGTCGATGCTATTAGTTAAGGTGAAATCATTGTAATTTGCACCTTGTAACTCGCTATAAGGTAAATTGGATACAATATCAACGTTTTCAAAAACTTCAACAGTTTCATAAAATGCTTGTGCATTTTTCTTAGGCACAGCAAATGTAATTGTACCTGCATCGACCCCGTTGTTTTGTACTCCGTAAACTTGAGTTTTAATGATATTACTTTGGAAACTTGTACCAGAGCCCAGCCCTGGTTCTGTTTGAATGTAAAAAGGATGTCCGGGTTGACCTACTTTAAATTTGTAATTGCCACCTCGTACTAAAGTTATTACCGGATTAAACTTACCAGGAATTTTATCTACACTATAACCAATTTGTCCAATATTTTGATTAATCAATGTAGTTGATATAATATCAGTACTCAATGGACGACTAATAATATATTCTTGCTGTAGTGGTAAACTATTATTGTTAATTTCTAAAGTTTTTGGACCATTTGGTACCCAATAATACTTTCCGTAATTTACAAGTTTGTCTAGATCAACAAATCCTTCATAATTGTAATACTCGTTAGCAAACAATCTGTCATGATTATTTGTTAAACCGCCTTCACTAGTAATTGAGTTTAATAAATCAACATAGTTATAAGCATTTTCAGTTTTAAAATTGTTTGTATTAAAAATACGCTTGTTAATTACAAGCCCTGGTTCAAGTTGATAGTATTGACTATAACTATCGTTTTCTAGCACATAAGGATCGCCAGCAGCATATGCTGGACTTAAATCTTGTCTGCCAATATATCCGTAAGTTTTACTTAAAGCAGGTTCTTGTATAAGTTGATCTAACGTAGCATTTAAAAATCTACGATTAGTGTTAGTTTGTAAAACTTTTGGAAGAAACTCTATAGACTTTTTATCAACCATTTTTAACAATCCGTTATGTTATATTGTATTCGCATTTACTGTTGTTATTCCACTTTGATCTATACCAACATACACGCCATTTACTACTTTAATATTATCTACAGTGGCCGCACTAATTAAAATCTCATTTGGTTGACTACGTATTTCGTAAAGATCACCAAATACACTGTTAGAATTAGTCGGTACCAAAATAATACTACTGAGATAATTGCCTAACTTACTGTGTAGATATGCACTTAACTCTGAGAAATAAAATGTTTGTCCAAAATTCCAATTTTCAAGTGCAAAATAATTGTTAATTTGTTCAACAATAACGCTCTTTAATTCATTATCACTTATATTAGCACTGGGATTTTTTACTACTTGAAAATTAGCTTGCAATGCTTGTTTTGCTTTAGATCCAAACAAAGGTTTATATAAACCACTGTTTAGAATTAATTCATCACTAATCATTTTTAATGATAAGAGTTGTCCATATGTGCTATTCAAAGTAACACTATCTAACGGAGCAGGTTCCATCAATGTTAATGTATAATCTGTAATATAATTTCTATAAGCTTCGTCATAACTGCGTGTTAAAATATAACAATCAATTAAGTTGCTTGCTGCCGGATCAATGCGTTTGCTGTCGCTTGCGTTATGACGATATTGAAAAATTAAATCTTGACGACCTTCGTAATAACGATAATTGTTGCTGACATCTACTACAGTATTAACTGTTCCGTTTGATTGTAATTCATAAAACATTTTATCAACTGTAGCAAAGAATAGCTTTCCTGCAGGGAAGTTATTTCGAACATTTTCAATGTCTACTTTTGTTTGATATAGGTAATTTACTGCTCCTGTATCTAACAATCGATATCGTAATAGGTTATCGTAGTCTAAATATTTTTCAAAAAATACATAACTTCCTTCAGCAACAACATCTGAAAATATTGCAGGGTCTAATGGTAAATCACTGTTAGCTCCGGTAGGAAAGGTAACTTTAACTTTTGTACTGTCTATATAGCCGTCAGTTTCAACTTCGTTTTCATAAATTTGAAGTATGACATTTCTAGGAAGTTTAGAAGTGCCTTCTTTATTAAGATTAGTTTGTAACAATTTAATATTATCTTTAATAATGGAATTAGTACGACTATCATATACTTGTGTTGGATTGGTATTTAGAAAACGAACACTGTTAGAACTTGTAAAAGTATAATCTAAACCTCTATATTCAACTGTATACTCTACCCCATTGGTTGTAAAAAGTAACAACCACGATGTATCTCCGCTGGTATTTCCAGCAGTTGTAATATCAAATGGACCTTCTCGATCAATGCTTACAATTGGTACTACTTTCCAGGGATCGCCGCTAGTAGTGGAAGTAAAGTCATATCTTAAACCAAATTCAACATTGTTTAAAATAAAAGAACTCATTGTGTTTAGCACACTGTTTGACAAATTAGTTGTGTATGGTGCGTATACTTCTGTAATTAATGCCCCAGTTGGAATAGTATTGCTAATTGTTACAGCACCAATTTCTCTTCCCGCAATATAATATGCCTGACTACCATTGCCAATTTGACTTTTAATTGTTGCCCATATCTCTCTTTTATCAGTTGTTTGTGTTGGCGTTCCCAATATTAAACTATTACTGCTATCAAAATAATAACCAGCGGGTGCAGTGAATTTAATCAAACTATTAATTAACAAATATTTTAAATTGCTAGTTGTAAAGTATCCAATTTGTTCATAACTAGTTCCGCCAACTTGTATAAAGAATCCAGTACTAGTTGTAACATCATCTGTTTGTCGAACCCATTGTATTGCTTGGCTAGTTAAGTTGACACTGGGATATTTGTCATAATAAAAATGTAAATTACTTTTGCTATTAATAATAGGTTGAACTTTAGAAAAAATAGTTCTTAAAATATCATTTCTACTACTAAAAGTAAATTTAAAATTCTTTAATGTTTCTAATTTATGTATGGCGCCATCGCTACCTAATAGGTCTGTACTGCTGTATTTTCCAGTAGGATCAATGATATCCAAATAACGACTAATACCACTACTAAATCTATTAACAGATTTTACTTTAACAATATCAGCGTAATTAGTATAGGGCACAATATTATAATCTTCGCCGTTAACCATACGTCCTTGTGTGTAGAAATTTTGTGGTGCTTTGTCTTTGATTTCAGAAATCAAATCTCTTCTACTGCTATTGCTTATTGTATATTGTAAACTTGCTGTTATAGTAAGCTTTTCAGGACGACCGTCTTTGCTAACATAAGGAACAACAATTGTTATACCTGAAATATCACCAGGACTAATTCTGTAAGTTAGCCCGTTGCTAATTCTAAAGAATGTTCTAAAATTTCCTAATGGAATACTACTAAACGTATCATCACCAAAAACTAAATCAATTTGATCATTTGCTCTAGTGTTTACTGAAAATAAAGTTCTAATACCCCTTGCAGTACTATTATAGATAGCATTACTTCCTACTACATTAGGAACTTTTGTCCATGCTGAATTAATATTTCCAGTGGTATCTAAATCATATAACCATATATCTTCATTATTAATGTTTTCTACATTGATACTAATGATTCTGTTTGGAATTTTTTCAGTAATGGCACTATCTAATGCATTTAGTGTGCCTTGTTTAAAGAAAAGAAAATATCCTGTATTATTACTAGAATTACCACGACCATCATTTTGAAAAATTAATCCAAAAGAACCAACTGCACCAGGTTCTTGCTCAAGTATACTATCGCTGTTTGTAATACTTGCACTTACTACTTCAAAATCAGTTGCAACATCGTTCACTATAGAATTGAAAGGAAATACAGCAGGTGTCACAGTATTAGGAATAGCTAAATTGTATTGTTCAGTTTTAATTCCGTTGATTGTTTTACTGGCGTAAGGTTTACCTACACGCTGTCCTGCACCAAAAGCAGCATTTAAAATTAAACTAAACTGACTTGCCCATTCAGAATTAGTTGAGTCATTCCAATTAACAGTAGTACGACTTAAATTTCTGCTACCATAATCAAATACATTTTCTGTAGTACTAATACCAACTATTTTTAATAAACCGTTAGATGCTTTATTACGATTGGGATTATAATTTAATTGTTTAACTAATTTTAGAACACTGTCTTTTCGTTCTGCTGTTTCAAGAAAATTTTCTCTAGCATTTAAATCTGTGCGAAAAGCAAGACTTTGCGCTTGAAAGGCAATCAAATCAACTAGTGCAATAAATTCACTGGATTCAATGAAATCGTTATAATCTTCAGCATAATATGTGCGAAGATAATCTACCATAACTTTGCGAATAGTTTCAAAGTCATATGATTGAAAATCAGCTTCACTAAAGGTAGTGTATAACTGTTTCCAATCTTCAACTGCAAATAGGTTTGTTTGTCTGTTAGTAGCCATGCTTTAATTGCCTCATTATTATTTATGAGTTTTATAAAGTGGGTAGTTTTTAGTATGAAATTATAGAGTTCGCTTTTCCAGATGTGCCATCAAAATTTACGTTTAATGCAACTAATTCATTAGTGTTTTTAATAACAACTTCAGCATCTAATAATAGACCTGTGCCATCCCCAGACTCAGTTATAATAACTCTATTCAATACAGAAATTCTAGGATCTGATTTAATAATTTCAGTAACATTGTTTACAATAATATTTTTTAATGCAGGTGTTAAAGGTTCGAACAATTTGTCCCAAATAACACATCCAAAATTTGGGTTCATTAAACGTTCGCCTTTTCTCGTATTAAAATGATTTAATAGATCCATAATAATTAAATTTTTATCATTTAAACTATATGGACCAAAATCATTGTCTAACAACCCAACTATGTTGTTGGGATTGCTAAACTTAAAACTTTTTGTACTGAAACCTTTGTATAATGCCATGATAATGTATTTAACAACCTTTCGCCATGCCTTGTTGTTGTGCGGCACTTGCAGTTGCTCCGCCCGGTGCAGCAGGAGAAGCTGCACCACCTGCTGGATTTGAACTCGGTGCAGCAGTCGTATTATTTGCAAAAGGAGTTGAAGGCGCAACATTGGTTACTTGACCAGTATTATCAACAGTTTGAAAACCGGTTGGACCAAATGTACCCATTTGTGTATTTCCATAACTATAATTTCCTGAAGGAGCATTAAATGCTAATGGACTGGTGTCTGAACTTGTATACTGACTACTTTGCTGTATAGCTTCCCCGTTGGGACCGTAAGCTGTAACAGGCTGTGTGCCATAAAAATCTTGATTTACTTGTCCTGATGGACCAAATGGCTGTTCAGTTGTACCACCACCCGATTGATATGGTAAGACTCGATTATCAAATTTGCCTTCGGTGATAAGCGGAGGATCTACTTGCGGACCTGCAGGATTTGGAATGGGATTACTAGCAGCAGGTTTTTCAACCGATTCATAAAAACCTGTAAAATTACCCATAGCATCAGTGATAGGAACTTGAACAGTATTAGGGCTCGATTGAGCAACAAATATGCTTCCAGTATCTAACGACGTTTGGCTAGCTCGTGCTTCTTGCATAAGCAAAGATTTTTCTTCATTGAATGCTTGATTACGTTCGAGATATTGACTGGGTGATAAATTTTGTTCTTCTGCCTGTTGTTGAAATGCGTTTTGTCTTGCTTCAATGTCAGCTAGTCTAGCTTTATAAGTATTCGTTTCTTCAGCTGTTAACTGTCGTGTGCCGTCAGGTGTTACTATTGGGCCAGTTCTTTCGCCATATCTTGCTGCATCATTTTGCGAAAGAACCCCGGTATAAGGATTATAATTAGTGCCTGCTTTATAATCCATATCAGGATAAATGCCATAAATTTTATCTACCTTTAAATCAGTGGGTACATAATCAGGACCAACAATCGGACGCACAGTTCCAACCTGCGCTTCATCAATCGGTCTGTCGATTGACGATGATGAGCCTGTATAAGGTTTTTCCAACAACGTTTGTGTAGCTTTTAAATCATTATACTCCTGGCGTAATTGTAGATATTCTCCAGCAGGAATACCTTCTGGATTGTCTATTTTTGCTTGCAACTCATTAATTCGATCATTAAAAATTGCGCTTTGTTCCCCTACAGGCTGCGAAGGATTTTCTAATTTAGCATCAATAGCTTGTTTTTCAGCACCTAAATTAACTATTCTTTCTTGATTGTTAACAATTTGTAGTTGAGTCTGAGCTTGTTGAATTAATAAAGGTCTTACAGGCTCTCCCGCAGCTTGTGCAGCTTGAATTCTTTGATCTAAATCGGATATTTCAGATTTTAATGCAGTATTTTGCTCTCTTAGAGAAGTAATCTCAGTCGATATTAAACTGTTTCGATCCACTAATGGCTGTAATTGCTGACTTGCTGTAGATGTAACATTTGAAGTAACACTAAATGATTCGCCGCCAGGTGCAGTATATGTTGCAGTTAATGTTTGCTGTTGTGCTGTATTTTCTTGTTGCCCCGCAGGTGTAAACAATACAGCAGATCCAGAAGGGCTGCCGCCAGATTCAATTTGTGTTCTTAGATTAGTTTGATCTAACGGCACCTCTCTTGCTGTACCTAATACTTCTCCATTTTCAGATTTTACTACACCTGTTCTTGCATCTAAGATTCTGGTATTTCCATCTGGACTTTTATAAGTGACTTGCAATAATTGTGTAGGCCCGCTACTATTAACTTGATATAAAGGAGTTACAGTTGAACCTTCAGGAAGACCAACTGCTGCTGGACTAGGAGCTTGATTAATTATATTAGCATTTTGAGATGGTGTAGCACTTTGACTGCCGTCTGGATTAGTAGATACAGGAGGCGGCAAATCTCTTACTGCTATATCTCCCGATCCTGGCGTACCAGGTATAATAGTTGTAGTAGCAGTGGGAACTGATTGTGTTCTGTTTAATATTTGTTCTGCACTTAATCCTTGTACAGCTAGATCAGGATTAGAATTTAATGCTCTATTTGCTAGAACTGCTCGACTATCACCTATAACTAGCGTATTTCCTTTTAGAGCTTCAGTCGACTGCCCTGTAGCTTCACTAAAAGCTTGTAATACTCTTTGATTGCCTGCTACTGTATAGTGTAACCCGTCAGCAGTGTCCGAAGGCACATTAATAGTTGCAATACCTTTTTCTCGTGCCGCAGCTAAAGCAGCATCGTATGCAGTACTTGTACCATTAACTGTTCTAGGAGGCAACAGCATAACAATGTTGCCTGGATTATATCCTTTGTCTGTTAAAGATTGTATTGTTGAATTAATTTGATTTTGTACGGCAGCAGGATTGCTGCCCCAGCTGTTTGTTCCTGTACTCAATAATACATATTGTGCTTCGGAATTAGAATTGGTATTACCTGGTATTATTGTTGTTGAATTATTTTGATTAGCAGTACCACCACCAAAATATCCTGTTACTGTGTTGACACCGCGTTGAATATAGTTTCCTATGCCACCTATTTCTGCCATTGTGACTGGCACAACAGGAGTTGATGTTATAGAAATATATGCTCCTACATCTAATCTAGCACCTGATCCCACACTAGATCTTCCTGAACTAATTAAATTCGTAGCAGGGCTCACGAATCCTGCTGAGCCTGTATTATTTTCAAAAGGTAAGGAAGTTACATTTAATTGTTCATCTAAATCTGCTGCATCTATTCCGCTGCTTTTTGCTATACCTTTAACATATTGATCGTAGCTATAATTGTTTTCGCCTTGTTCAATAGTAGTAATAGCAATAGCAAGTGTTAATTTTGTCAAAGGATCGTTAACGTCTACAATTTGTTCTGGGTCTAAACCAAAAGTATTTTGTATACGTTGAATAAAATTAACTTCAACTGGATCTTTTGTAATAATAACTGGAGATGTCATTAGATTACGTTTCCTTTACGTTGTACGTACCCTTGAATTATTTCTTCAACAGTATTTGCCCCGTCAGCTTGAATTAAATCAAGTGCGAGACTGAGAGCAGCTATACCATCCTCAGGTGATGCATAAACATTTAACCCATTAGTAATACCAATTGCAAATGGATCTTCTTCTAACCCAGTTAAATCGCCAGGATTATTTTGTCTTTCGCCCAGTGTTAAATCTGTCACTCTAGCTACTTCTGGATCTCTCACATTAACAGCAAAGCCTCCAGTAGCAAATGGCAATTTAATATTCACGTTAGTATATAGAATTGAATTTCTATCATATTGATTCAATAATGCTGTTGTGCCTTGATTAGCAGCTTGACCTTCATAGCTACCTTGTAAGCCCGGATTAAATTTAATTGGACCAGTGGCATTTGTATATGCTCCGTAATAACCTGGAGTACGCGGTGTTATACCAAAACTTCCAGCAGCGCCGTATGTGCCAGAATTTCCTTCAGGCACACCATTAGTTGCACCCGAACCTGCACTACTAACAGGACTATTTGTTCTTCCTGCTTGATGTCCGCCATATGGTTCATGGGTAGGACCTTGACAAGGCATAGCAGGACTAGGTGCCGATGCTTCAGTAACTTTTTTAGTATTAAGAGTAATACAACCTGCTTTCATATCTATATGTGCGCCACCTGATATACCCACGCAGCTTTTACCCGATAGATAACTTTTTTTACCGGACAAATGTAAGTCACCTGGGCCGCCTACTTTTACGCCGCCCATGCCCATAAGATCAGCAGTAGCTCCGCTTATTTTTACAGGGCCTTTACTTGATAAATTAATAGTTCCAGCTGAAACTGTAAAACTTGTAGGAGTTTCAAAACAAAATCCAGCAGTGGCATGCATTTCAATTTTAGCTTGACTAAAGATTCTAACATTACCTGTTTTATCCATCTCAAACCAAGCACTACCTTGACTATTAATAAGATATATAAAACCCGCACTGTCATTCATTAGTAACATATTACCGTTACTGGTTCTTAATCTTATTAACTGACTGTTGCCGTTTATATCTCCATCATCCATTACAAATTGATGACCGCCTTGACGACCAGTTACTTCCATTTTAGCATGTTGATTTTCTTCGCCTGAAGGCAATTGTAATTCTGGTCCAGGTGTGCTTATACCAAAAACACGACTAGGAGTTTCTCTAAAGGCACTGCTATTTCCTGGCCCTCTGTCAGGATCTTGTAATAATCCCTGACGAGCCCAAACTTGTTTTTGATAATCATGCGGAGTAACAGCACGTTTATAAAACTCTGATTTTGTACTTTCGGCGCCATCAGCTTGATCATTAAAATCTACCAATGGTTCTGGTCCGCCACCATGCCATTTTCCACTGCTAATACCTGGCACCATGTGGAAGTTTGGCCATTCGGGTATACAAGCAAACCAATATCCTCGATTAGGATCACCGCCTATGAAAGTGCAAATAACTCGATTTTCAACATCTGGCGGCACAAACCACATGCCATAACTGTGAGGACTGTCCGGCACAAATCCTTGCCCTTTTGCTTTTATATCTCGCGGAGTAACTCCAAAGAACGGACTAGCATATCTAACAGTTCTCCAATTAGATGGGTCTTCTGGTTTACCGCCCAGCTCAGGTATCCAAACTGCCAATGCCCCTGATCTGCTAGCATCAATATTGCTTTTAACTACACCAACAAAAGGTCCCGAATCAATTCGTATGCCGGGAGCTGATTCAGGTGTTAAATTTTTATCTATTTTTCCGCTAGGTTGTACTAGTGCCATAAATTATTACCTTCCATCTATACTTCTTTGTGTAGGTGCTCTAGTAGAAACTGTAGAAGTTGTAGTTCTAGTTGTATTAGCTGTACTACCGGTATTACTGTTTACTTCTTTTTGATTTCTCAGTCTAACATTGCGTAAAAGTTGTGTAAACTTTCCTTTTTGAAACCTATTGGACACAGTAAGAACTTGATAAACACCGCTAAATGAAGCAGTTTCTGCTGAATCTAATAACATCAATCCTGTTGTATCGTCATAGTCTCTAGTTGGACTCTTAAATGTAAATTGAAAACATGTTACACTATCTTGAAAAGTAATAGTTCCATTAGAAAGTGTTTTTTGATTTTTAGGTACATTTGGGCCGTATAAAATGTTATCTTGTTGTATCCAATCTGGATCACCAACTATCTCTATGTCTAAGCTAATTAAATCAACTCCGTTATCAAATAGTTGACTTACTTGTTCTGCTAAAGTTAAAGACTTTGGATCGTAAGTTGCAGATCCTTGCGTAGCAGCAGGCAAGCCTGCTTGAGAATTGCGACCAGGTCTGCCCAATGATGGACTTTGTTGTGCATTAGATCCAGATTCTTCATATGGATCAGCGTCGGGTACTTCTCCCGACGCTTCTACTGTATTTCTTTTAACACTATTTCTTGGATCAAAAAATGCAACTTTATAATCTAAACTTGTTTTAATAACATCTTTATTATTTCCTGTAAAAATGTATTCATAATCTTTTACTATTGCTGAATCAGGATATTGTTTTTTATTGACTTTTTCGTGATCAGTGCCATAATATTCATACGTTTTTACAACATAGGTTACTACTCTACTAAACCAATTAGTTTTAGGATCGTAATTTTTTAATTCTAATTTTGGTATAATTTTAATTCCAGTAAAAGGTTTATCGCCTTGACCGCCGCCTGATATAACTTGATTCTTCATAAATTCTGTAGTCATCATTACAGATTGAATGAAGTCAGTTATTTTTGTACCAGGTGCTGATCTAAAAGTATTGTTAACTGTGTCTAAAGACAAAACACCTAATGCTCCTCTTTGTAAATTTTCTGGACTAGCATTGGGCATTGGTATATTATTAACGGGCGGGTTTGGTAAAGTAACTTTAGAATTTAATAGTTCATCTTCAAATTCAAATTTATATTCGTTCTTATAAGTTATTGCTTTCTGTTCGAAACGATACTGTTCGTTCTCGTTTAGTGCTTCTGCGATACCTTTAGTGATAGTTGTAGAACTATTATTAGGTGTAGTAGGCCCGTCACTTCTAGCTGATCCGCCACTTTGCGAAGTAAATTTAGAACCATTAAAAATTTCTTGTATAGTAGAACCTTTTAATTCTACGTGAAAAGGAATAACATTGTCTAAGTTAGTAAGAGCAAAGTTTTGTAATGCAATTCCTTGACAATTGTAGACTGCTCCTTTATGGGTAATATTAAAGGCTATGTTTAAAAGACTAAATGGTATCCATTTAGACAATGCACTATCTGCTTTAGGTCTACCTAAATCATCATAACCAAGAAAAGTAATTTTTAAACAATAAATTAATGTTTTGAAATCTTTGCTGTCTGCAAATTTGCTACTGCTACTTAATTTTACCAAACGATTTAATAATGTAACAGTATAAGGTTCTATAATATCAAATTTTAAGCTTAATGCGTCTGTACCTCTAGCACCCGAACCTTTATTACCTACAACACTTTCAATTTCTAGATTATCAATAACAAAATCAGTTGGAAAAGCATCGCTACGTCTTTCCCCATTACCTACACCGCCGTTACTAATCAATAACTCGCCACTGGAAATAATGTCGGCTTCTTTACCAACTACAATACTGCCTTTTGATATTTTATTAAAATCGCCTTTAGTAATAGCCCATAATTGCAAATTATAGGTATAATTTGTATAATCATGTAATATATTTGATCGCTTAGTTGCTGTTGGAGCCGTAGCCATTTATTATCCTAAATTTTCTAATATAGTTGTTAGTTTAGGAATGTATATTTTTTTATCTTCAGTAAAATCATAAATTGGATCAATGATAATATCTCTGTTTCTTAACATAAAAACATACCAAAAATCTGTAGAACCATAGATATCGAAACTCATAAGATCAGGTCTACGATGATAGGTAGATGTAATAGATTGATATATGTCGTCAGCTTGCGCCGGCAACGATTTATATTCCATTATATCTAAAAATCTTTCGCCAAAAAAAGAAGTTTTATTATAAGGACTAGTGGGTTTATATGTAGCACGTTCTATGGCCATTAGATAAATCCTCCCTTACGTGGTCCAGAACCACTGGTTAATAATCCTCCGGATGCAAACGTGTCTAAGTTGAAATCGTTACTAATTCTATTTCTACTGTAAACAGGCATAGCAGTTATATTAACATTCATATCAACAGGTACTTGATTATCCCTGCCTAAATATTCGGTTTGAATATAATGTACTTCGTTTGGTAACGTATAACCAAAATCAGTAATTACAATGGGAATATGATCTAATATTGTTTGACCATGCCCGTCTAGATATAGTACCGGCGGAGGAGTACCTCTATTACTACTTGCTCCATAAAACATCTTTGTTGCAGTTTTAAAGAAATGCATCATAGCTAACACATAGTTAGCGTCCTCGGGTGTTTGCGCAGTAAATCTTCCTTGAATGCTAATGCTGTCAACATTACTACTAGTAAAATAGGGCGTTGTGTAGTTTGAATGAATTAATCTTTCTGTATCATAATTTGCTTTATGAGATATTTGTATTACTGGTGTATATGGAAATAACACGCCGCTAGTTTCCCTTAAAGGAGCAAAATTAGAATGTGCTTCGATAAACTTGCCTGTCTGATCGCTAATAATTACACGAGTTTCAGTTGATTCATTGAATGCAGCATAAACGTCTAAAGTATCTTCAGGAATATTACTCCAGCTTATACCTGTTCTATAAACTCCAGCAAAAGGGATACCTGCAATAGTTAATCGATTCAATGATAAATCATTTGTTCCAGCATATCCATTAGTAGCATAAGTGACACCTATACTAACAGGCCCCGTATCAATTGACGCCCCCACTGCAAATCCACTGGAACCAACAGTAGCTCCTAAAGATATGTTAGATCTTGGAGATTGATTTACTGGATTTATAGTAGCACCCGGTACAGGTTTAGATCTAGTAGTTTTATAAAAATTACCCATATAAGTGTCGCTAGCACCTTGACTAGCTAAAACAGACGCAGAATTATTGGGCTGTGATCTAGTAAAATAATTAGGCCTAATAGGTGTAAAAGCTGGCATTTTTAATGTCTTTTCTTAATAAAAATATTTATCAAATTAAAATATGGCTATATAATAAGCTATGGTAACAAAACGAACTCCTTATCTAACCAACAAAGATTTATTAAGAGAGATCCACAAAAGCAAAAATAGTTATTGTAGTTTTTTAACACCTGAAGATCATCAATATGATTTGATCTTACCTAGTTTAAGTAAGATTAATCAAAGAACAGTTGCTGAAGCAAAACGTGCAAAAGCTGTTAGATTAGCTAAATCTGCATGGGAACAAGCAACATTGTCGGGTGTAAAAACTAAATTAGACGATCATGCTATTGATTGGAAAAAAATTAAAAAGACTGAAGTTGTCTTTAGAATCATGACATGGGACCACATTCCGTTGGCCCCAGGCAGAAAGAAAACACCAAAAACATCCAGCGATTTACATGCTAAAATTAACTTTCCACCTTTCCAACATTATCGTTATAATGATGAAGACGAATTAATTTGTGTGGGTAAAAGTCACTGGGAAGGCGGATTAGAAAACGGCTGGTTTAATAAAGATCATGGCACAATGACTTCAAGTCTTGCACGTATGTTTATGAAACTATGCGAACGGTTTGGATCAAAAGGTAACTGGCGCGGATACACTTATAACGATGAAATGCGTAGTCAAGCATTATTGCAGCTAAGTCAAGTGGGTTTACAGTTTGACGAGTCAAAATCAAACAATCCATTTGCTTATTATACTGCTACTATGGCTAACAGCTTTACTCGTGTATTGAACGTAGAAAAGCGTAATCAGCATTTACGAGATGATATTCTAGAAATGAATGGATTGAATCCAAGTTATACTAGACAAACTGAAAATGCTATTAAATCTAAAGAGTTAGTGCATGTTGATATTGATCCAACTAGCCAAATTGGAAAAAGTTAAATTTGCTTTTTAATAAACAATATATTATTATAGCAGCATGACAAATCTTTTTAAACGTGCTGCTATTTTTACAGACTTGCATCTTGGGATGAAGTCCAATAGCCAAATTCACAATCAAGATTGTGAACGTTACGTTGATTGGTTTATTAATTTAACTAAGCAACGTAATTGCGATATTATATTATTTCTTGGCGATTTTCATCATAATAGAAATAGTATTAATATCAGCACTATGGATTATAGTTTACGCTGTTTAGAAAAATTGGACAGTGTTGGTATAAGAACCATGTTTATTCCAGGTAATCATGACTTATATCATAAAGACAAACGTACCCTTAGCAGTATTAGATATATCGATAAGTTCAAGAATATTCAACTAATCAACGATCAGTACAGCGAAGGGGACGTTTGTTTTGTTCCGTGGTTAATTGGTGAAGAACATAAAAACATGCGTAAAATCAAAGATCGTTATGTAATGGGTCATTTTGAACTACCACGTTTTCTTATGAACGCAATGGTTGAAATGCCTGACCACGGTGAACTTAGACGAGAAGATTTCGATCATATTGATAAAGTTTTTACAGGTCATTTTCACAAAAGACAGACTCAAAAAAATGTACATTATATCGGTAATGCTTTTCCTCACAATTTTGCCGACGCATGGGATAATGATCGCGGAGCAGTTATTTTAGAATGGGGTAAGGAGCCTGAATTTGTTAACTGGACCGAAGGCCCCGAATATAGGGTTATGAGTTTAGCACAACTTATTGATAATCCTGAGAAATATCTAAACGATCGAACATACGCAAGAGTAAATTTAGACATTTCCATAAGTTATGAAGAAGCAAACTTCATTAAAGAAACTATGTTGACTCAATATGGTGCAAGAGAACTTAGTTTAATACCACATAAACAAGATCTAGATTTAAATGGTACTCCAATTGACTCAGCATTTGAATCAGTTGATCAAATTGTTATTAGTCAAATTGAAACTATAGAAACAAATACATACGATAAAAAAATTCTAATGGAAATATACAGTAGTCTTTGATGTTATCTTTAGATCAAATATCATGGTTACATGTGGAACCAACTACTAAATGTAATGCACATTGCCCTGCTTGTGCTAGAAATAATAATGGTTATGGTACGGTAGAAGGACTAAAACTAGAAAGTCTTAGTCCGCTTCGTTTTATAGAAGTTGTTAAACAATTACCTAATTTAAAAACAGTTCAAATGTGCGGTACGTTTGGAGATCCTATTGCTAGTGATTGGATTAAGTTATTAGTTGAATACTGTGTTCAAAAAAAATTCACAATAAGAATACACACAAATGGAAGTTTAAAAACTCCCGTTTGGTGGAGCAATTTAGCTTCTATAATAAAGGAAACAGATCATGCTGTGATCTTTGGCATTGACGGTCTTGAAGGTGTACATGAAATACATCGACAAGGAACCAACTTTAATAAGATTATGGAAAATGCCAAGGCATTTATTACTGAGGGCGGTATTGCAGAGTGGCAATTTTTATTGTTTGAGCACAACAAACATCAAGTAAAAGATTGTCTGAGACTTAGTCAATCAATGAAATTTAAAAAATTTTATACAAGAAACAGTATTAGAATTCCTGATCCTGCTAGAAATTATAAAACGGGAGAACCTTATACTATAAAAAGGGTAGAAGAATTTAAAACTAGAGAACATATGTTTGATGTAGATAAAACTGTAGATATTGCTGATTGTATGCATCTTAGTATTCCCAGTGTTTATCTAACTGCTCAAGGGTTATTAACACCCTGTTGCTATATTAAAAATACCGCATATGAAGATGCAGACATAGATATACCAAAAAATCCCAATGAATATTGTAGAATTACTTGCGGCACTGTAAAAAATAGTGTATTATAAAAACAATGTTTCGAATTAAAACTTTAACAGTAAAGAATTTTATGAGCGTGGGTAATGCTACCCAAGCTGTTGACTTTGACCGTAGAGACTTAACTCTAGTATTAGGCGAAAACTTAGATTTAGGAGGTGATGATTCTGGTGCTCGTAACGGTACGGGCAAAACCACAATTATAAACGCCTTGAGTTATAGTCTCTACGGTCAAGCACTTACTAACATTAAACGTGATAATCTAATCAATAAGACCAATGCAAAAAACATGCTTGTTACAGTTGACTTTGAAGTCAACGGACAAAACTATCGCATTGAGCGTGGACGTAAGCCTAATGTTCTAAAGTTATATGTTAACGGTGAACAGGAAGAATACGAAGATGACAGCCAAGGCGATAGTCGTGAAACACAGCAGGATATTGAACGCTTACTGGGTATGACACACGACATGTTCAAACATGTGTTGGCACTTAATACCTATACAGAGCCGTTCCTTAGTATGCGAGCAAATGATCAGCGTACTATTATTGAACAGTTGTTAGGCATTACTATCCTCAGTGAAAAAGCAGAGAGCCTCAAAGAACAAATCAAATCATCAAAAGAGGCTATCACTGAGGAAGAGATTCGTATTAAAGCCGTACAAGATGCTAATAAAAGAATTAGTGAGCAAATTGATAATTTAAAGCGTCGACAAAAATTATGGATTACTAAACATGAAGAAGATGTGGTGAATTTAGAGCGAGGTCTAATGGATCTTGCCAATGTTGACATAGAATTAGAAATTCAATCACACAGAGATTTGATAGAATATCACGATAAAGTTAAAAAGATTAACGAATCAAATAAATGGACTAAAAGTCTGTTAGCTGATATGGATCGTGAGTCTAAGATTCAAATTAAACTTAAGAAAGAAATTGAAGATCTTAAAAATCACAAATGCTATGCTTGCGGACAAGAAATGCATGATGTAACCCATAGTGAGATTCTATCTAAGAAAGAATCTGCACTTCAGGAAAGTCATATGCAATGGCTTACTTATGAATCGCAAATGATTGAACACGGTGTTATAATTCATGATATTGGTCCAGTAGGTATTGCTCCAAAAGTTATCTATGATTCATTAGAACAAGCATTGGAACATCGTGCTACACTAGACAAACTATTACAGCAATTAGATTCTAAAAGAGAAGAACAGGATCCTTATGCTGAACAAATTGCTGACATGGAAACAACAGCAATTGAAGAAATTACATGGGATAAAATCAATACACTTACACAATATAAAGAACATCAAGAATTCTTATTAAAACTATTAACAAACAAAGATAGCTTTGTGCGCAAACGCATCATTGATCAGAATCTTGCTTATCTCAATACTCGATTAGGAGCATACTTACAAGCCATTGGATTACCACATGAAGTTAAGTTCTTAAATGATCTTAATGTAGAGATCACTGAGCTAGGACGTGAGTTAGATTTTGATAATCTCAGCAGGGGTGAACGAAATCGTCTCATACTTTCGTTAAGCTTTGCATTTAGAGATGTTTGGGAAAGCTTATACATGCCAATTAATCTACTGTTCATCGACGAAATGATTGATAGCGGCATGGATACTAGTGGTGTTGAAAACGCACTGGCTATTCTTAAAAAGATGGCTCGTGAACGCAGTAAGAGCATATTCCTTGTAAGTCATAAAGATGAACTTGCTGGTCGTGTTAATAACGTGATGAAGGTTGTAAAAGAAAACGGCTTTACATCTTATGAAAATTTTTCTGAAGAAAATTAAAAATATTTCAAATTAAATTGCTTTTGTTATCGAACCGTCATCTAATGGTGTTTAAATATGTGTCTAAACAAAGGAAAAACACATATGCTAAGAAAGATGACACTAGCATTAGCAAGTATGATACTTGCTGTAAACGTACAAGCAGCAGAAGTAACAGGAGCGGGGGCAACTTTCCCATACCCCGTTTATAGCAAATGGGCAGACGATTATAAAAAAGCAACCAATATTCAAATTAATTATCAATCAATTGGTAGTGGAGCTGGCATAAAACAGATTCAATCAAAGACAGTAACATTTGGTGCAAGTGACATGCCTCTAAGTCAGCAAGCACTAGACAAAGATCAACTTGTACAGTTTCCAACAGTTATTGGTGGAAATGTTTTAGTTTACAATCTTGACACTGTTGATAATTTAGTTTTAGATGGCGCAACTGTAGCAAACATATACTTAGGAAAAATAACCAAGTGGAATGATGTTGCTATTCAAAAGTTAAATCCCAATACTGCTTTACCAAACACAAATATTACTGTGGTACGTCGCAGTGATGGGTCTGGTACAACATTTATCTTTGCAAAATATCTCAGCAGTGTAAGTGATGAATGGAAAAGCAAAGTTGGTACCGGAACTGCACTAGAGTGGCCAGTAGGCGTTGGAGCTAGAGGTAATGAAGGTGTTGCAGGCAATGTTGCACAAACAAGAAACTCAATAGGCTATGTTGAATATGCCTATGCAAAACAAAACAAGCTAAAGTACAGTACTTTGAAAATAGGCGACAAGATTGTACGTGCAGGCAAAGAAAGTTTTCAAAATAAAGAATGGCCCATTGCTGATCCAACTTATATCATAATGCATAAAAATCCAGCTAATAAAGCAAATACAAAAGCAGCATTAGATTTTTTTGATTGGGCATATACTAACGGTGATGCAGCGGCAGAAGCATTGGATTATGTTCCTATATCTGATGAAGAAGTAAACAAGATTAAATCTACTATTTGGTCACAGATTAAAAATTAATTAGTAAATCACATTCAAATCATAACAGCTGATATTACAATAAGTATCAGCTGTTATGGATACTGGACACTGGGAATTCGACAAAGAATTTAATATTGACGAATGGTACGGATTCGTTTATCGTATAATTGAATTAAACACAGGCAGAGAATATATAGGCAAAAAACAGTTTTTTAGTAAACGTACAAAAGCAGTTAAAGGTCGTAAAAATCGCAAACATTTTACAAAAGAATCCGATTGGCGAACATATACAGGCAGCAGCACAGAACTTAACAAATCAATTGAACTTTATGGCAAAGAAAATTATAAATTTCTAATTTTAAGTTTACATAAAACTAAAGGTAGTTTACACTACAAAGAAGTTGAAATGCAGATTATGGAAGACGTATTAAGAACTAAACTACCCAGTGGCACACGCAAATACTATAATGGCTTTATTTCGGCAGTAAAATTTATTCCTCCTACTCCATTGGCTGAAGAATTATCTATGAAGATTACATAGTCCCTTATCAGAATACAATTGAAGGTCTGTCTCGCCCCGATAATCGAGATGTGAGGACAACGCACGGCTTGACGTTAGGCTAAATGATTGCGGCTCTGAGAGAAAGCAACCGCAGCGTTAGATATGTTTGCTAGTTAAGGCATATCAACGACCGTTGGATAGTCAGCTGAAGTAATG